TAGGCGGGCGCAATACCGAGGACGCGGTCAAGTCCGTCTGCTACCGCTATCTTCAATCTGAACGGGCCTCCTGAGCGTTGCAACGCCCGTCAGAGGTCAGATTAAAGATGCAGCGCCATGACGCCCCGTGACGCTTGATTTCACCCCTAAAGCCTGTTATAGTTACAATCGCAAAATCCGTATCAAGCACCGCTGTTCGCCGCAGCGGTGCTTCTTTTTCTGGCGCTCCTTCAAAATCTCCGCTATGCGGAAGAAAGAAGGAGTGCTTTATGAGCAACACAGATCAGAACGCCCCCGCGGCCATCGACACCGGCCAGCAGGTCTTTTCCGTCGAATGGATGGAGATCGAAAAGCTGGTGCCTTATGAGCGCAACGCGAAAACCCACAGCGACGAGCAGATCATCAACGTCGCCAAGAGCATCGACAAATACGGGTGGAAACAGCCCATCGTCGTGGACGCGGATTTCGTCATTGTCATTGGACATTGCCGGTATCTGGCCGCGAAGTATTTGGAGCTGCAGCACGTCCCCGTGGTCGTGGCCCGCGATCTTACCAAGGAGCAGGCCGCCGAGCTGCGGATCATCGACAACAAGAGCAACGAAAGCCCGTGGGACAATGAGATGCTGGCGGTGGAGCTGCCCGGCATCGACCTGAGTCTTTTCGACTTTCAGTTTGACTTGGACGATGTTGCCCTGCCCGTTGCCGATCCGGATGAGGAATACATAGACGATTTCTTTGAGCGCGGGAATGACAAGCGCGAGAAGCCGACTGTGTACGCCATCCGGCTTTCTTTCAAGAGTGAGGAAGAAGTCCAGGAGGCCATGACGGTCCTTTTGGAGATGGGCTACACGGCTGCACGAGTATGACCAGATTGGGTGAGAACGTAAAAGTCCACTTTGCAGGGGCTGAACAGATCAATTTTTCCATGGTAGCCCATGAGGCCGGAGTGAATTATTTCCTCTACACCGTATTCCCGTTTATCTCTCAAAAGGTGGGGATCAAGGGCTATCCAGTGACGGTGAAGAATATCTTCCCGCCCCGAAAGCTGGACCAAATCTCCAAACACGCGATCATGGATTCAGGGCTTTTCTCCCTGATGTTTGGAGCGCACAAGGGAAAGCGCGACGAAGCCTTTATCCGGCAATGGAAAGAAAACCTTGTCGGTTTCGTGAAAGAGAATAATATCCGGGCGACGTGTGTTGAGATCGACTGTCAAAAAGTCCTCGGCGTTGAAGCCGCATGGACGTTTCGGCGCGAGCTGAAAGACGATCTCCCCCACAACAGGATCATCAATGTATTTCACTATGAAGACGGCAGAAAAGGTCTGGAACGCCTCATAGAGTTTTCGGAGTACATTGCGATCTCCGTCCCGGAGATCAGGATCGTTCATCCAAAGACCTATAAAGAGGACGTTTACGCGCTTGCCTCTTTTGTCAAAACAAGAAAGCCGGAGATAGACATTCATCTTCTCGGCTGCACAGAGGGGCCGATGCTTCACCGCTGCAATTTCTGTACGTCAGCTGATAGTACGAGCTGGCTGGCGGCAAATCGCTACGGCAATATAGACGGCTACCATCCCTCACAGATAAAGCCGGAACTGATTGAAAAGGCTATGCCGGCAGTAAAACGTGTACTCGCCGCCTGCGATATTGAGCAGACACAAAAGCGGCTGGAGTATCACGCCAACTATTTCGTGTCCGCACAGGTTCACAAGCGGAAATACGAAGTATACTGCGGAAATCAGGAGTGAAAAATGAAAAAAACAGATACCAACCTTAAAATGCTTGTCAGCATTTTCGTTATATCCATCGTCATTGCCAACGTCGTGGGCGCTCGCGTCATCACGACCGGGATCACCATCGGCGGCATCACCCTCGCCATGAGCGGCGGCGCCATCACCTATGCGGCCACATTCCTTTGCACCGATATCGTCAGCGAGATTTGGGGCAAGGAAGAAGCAAAACGCTGTGTGAAGTACGGGTTCTTCGGACAGATCTTCGCCACCGTCTGCATCTTCCTGACCGGCCTCTGCCCTGCGGTAGATCCCGATATGAATAAAGCCTATTTCACCCTCCTTGGGCAGAATTGGGTATTCGTCCTCGGTTCCCTGTCCGGCTATTACGTCAGCCAGACATGGGACGTATTTCTTTTCCATAAGATCAAGGCCAAATATATCGCCCGACATGGAGAATACACCGGGCGGGGCCGCTGGCTCTGGAATAACGGCTCCACGATCACAAGCCAGATATGGGACACCGTTATCTATGCGGTAATCAGCTTCGGTTTCGGCTCCGGGATGCTGTTCTCCCCGGAGGGCAGAAAAACCCTGCTCGGCCTGATCATCGGTCAATATGCCCTCAAAGCGTGTCTGGCCCTGCTGGATACGCCTTTCTTCTATTTCTTCACCAGAGGGCAGCGAGCAACACAGTAAAACCTTTTTTGTTGGAGGCGGCGGCATGGAAAGTACAGAGAAGATCCCGGTCTATGTGAAGATCATCAAGGGGAAAACTGTCTGCGTCTGCCATGCCGCTGCCAAGAAATGCAAAGGCAACTGTACGCGGGATATTGTGTCCCGCGATAAGTTCGCCGGATGGAAAGGAACCATGAAGAGAGATCGTTACGGGAGGTGAGAGCGTGGCGAATGAGCAAAATCTTATACCGTTTACCTCGGATCAAAGCCGAGAGGAAGCCGCGAAGAACGGTCAAAAGGGCGGTATCGCCTCCGGGGAGGCCAGACGCGCCCGAAAATCCCTCCGCGCCGAGCTGGAAGCCCTGCTCTCTCAGAACACTATTGATAAGAAAACGGGAAAGCCTACTGACAGCACCGTACAGGAGGCAATCACCGCTGCACTTGTTCAAAAGGCCCTCAAAGGAAACACGAAGGCCTATGAAATAATCCGAGACACCATAGGCGAAAAGCCGGTTGAACGCTTCTCCCTCGAAGAGATCAGTCAGGACACCATTGATGAAGTTGAAAAGATGGTGAGAGGCGATGACCCGTGAAGAAGCCCTTGATTTCCTGAAAAACAACCCGGCAAAGTTCGCCCGAGGCCTCGGCTTTACCAAACTGACCGATCTGCATAATGAGTGGATCAAGGACATGGTTTTCGGCACCGGCGACAAAACTCTGCAATCACACCGCGGCTCATACAAAACGACGTGCGTCGCTGTTGCCCTTGCCCTGATTTGTATTCTGTACCCGAAAGACCGCACCTTGTTCATGCGGAAGACGGATACCGACACAAAAGAGGTTATCGCTCAGGTAAAGAACATCCTTGAACACCCGAAGACGAGGTATTTCGTCCGCGTGATCTACGGCGGTGATTTGGTGCTGATCAAATCCACGGCCAGCGAGATCACGACAAACCTCTGCCGGGACGTAAAAGGCACTGCACAGTTAAGCTCCCGTGGTATCAAAGGATCCCTGACAGGTAAGCATTTCGACCGCATCTTCACCGATGATATTGTCAACCTTGAAGACCGGAAGAGCCGCGCCGAGCGAGAGCACACCAAGGACATATACCAAGAGCTTCAGAATATTCGCAACCGTGGCGGCCGCATCTACAACACCGGCACGCCGTGGCACAAGGAGGACGCTTTCTCGATCATGCCCTCCCCGGTACGCTATGACTGCTACCATACCGGCTTGATCGATCCCGATGAATTGAAGCAGATCCGGGAGAGCATGACCGCCTCCCTGTTCGCTGCCAACTATGAGCTGCGGCATATTGCCTCGGATGATGTGATATTCGTTTCGCCGAACATCGGCGCTGATCCCGCTATGGTCCAGCAGGGCATTTCCCATGTTGACGCTGCCTATGGCGGCGAAGACGGCACGGCCTTTACGATCTGCCGCAAGGTGTCTATTGACCATGAGGCGACGGAGGACAAGCCGGCATGGACGGAGACCAGGTATTACATCTATGGCCGTCTGTGGCAGAAGCATGTGGATGACTGCTTGGATATGATCCAGCAGATTCATGATGAATTCATGGCCGGGAAGCTCTACTGCGAAAAGAACGCTGATAAGGGCTATTTGAAAAAAGCCCTCAAAGAGCGCGGCATGAGAGCAGAGACCTATCAGGAGGACATGAACAAATTCGTGAAGATTTCCACCTACCTCAAAGCCGTCTGGAAGAACGTCTACTTTGTGGAGGGGACGGACGAGGAATACATCAATCAGATTTGCGACTACAACGAAGACGCCGAGCATGATGACGCGCCCGACAGCGCCGCCAGCATCGTTCGGAAACTCTGGCGAAAGAACGCCGCATAAGGTACGGAGGCGTGGATATGTTCAAAAGACTTCTTTCATGGATAAGGACGGTGGTCAATAAAATGACGGGATATTCGAACATCAGAGAGGTATGCGACGATAGCGCGGTTTCATCCGTGATGGAGTCCAACATCGACAAGTGGATGGAGATGTATCAGGGCCGCGCCCCGTGGGTCTCGCATGACCGCCACAAGCTGGGCCTCGCCTCGCAGATTGCGGGAGAGATCGCCATGCTGGTTACGCTTGAAGCCGAAATCAAGGTGACGGAAGACAACGACCGGGGCAAGATGATCAAGAAGGTCATGGATCAGGTGCGCAAAAAGCTGAAAACACAAGTCGAGTACGGCTGTGCTGGCGGTGGCCTGATGTTCCGGCCCTCCGTGTCCAACGGCAAGATCGTCGTGAACTTCAGCAAGGCAAACGCTTTCCTCCCTACGTCCTTTGACAGCGACGATAATATCCGGGGAGCTGACTTCATCGAAACACAGGTAGTCGGGAAGAAGTATTACACCCGCGTCGAGCGTCACTTCTACGGCGAGGATGGAAAGTACATGATCGTCAACAAGGCGTTCCGATCCTACGATAAGAACAACATCGGCGTTGAGTGTTCTCTTTCTGAGTGCCCAGCATGGCGGGATATCGAGCCGATGATCCCTCTGGACTACATAGACCATCCTCTTTTCTCATATTTCAAGATCCCGCTGGGCAATACCGTTGACCCGGACAGCCCCCTCGGCATGTCCGTCTACGGTGATGTTGTGGACCTGATCCAAGACGCCGACGAACAGTATCAGCGTCTGAATTGGGAATACCACGGCGGCGAGCTTGCCATTGAGGCCAGCGAGGAAGCCTTTGCCGTCAACAAGGACACGAAGATGCCGAAGCTCCCGGAGCATTGGGAACGCCTCTACCGCATGAATGACCTTGACGCTGACAGCGGGGCCGATCTGATGAAGCCGTGGGCGCCTACCCTCCGTGACGCCTCCTACATCAACGGTCTGGATGAAATCCTGACCAAGATTGAGGACAAGGTACATCTGTCCCGCGGCACCCTCTGCAAGCGTGGCGAGACAAACGCCCGGACCGCCGAGGAAATCAAAATGACCAAGCAGCGGTCCTACGCTACGGTGTCCCAAATTCAGGGCGCATTGGAAGACGCCCTCGACGGCCTGATTGTGGCCATCGACGAGCTGATCACCCTTTATGAGCTGGCCCCGGATGGGAAGTTTGAGGTTTCCTATGTGTGGGATGACAGCATCATTGTTGACGCCGAAAAGGAGCGCCAGCGGGACCGTGACGAAGTAGATCACGGCCTCATGGCGAAGTGGGAATACCGCAAAAAGTGGTACGGCGAGACGGAAGAGCAGGCAAAGGCGGCTGTCGCAGCGAATGAGCCTCCGTCTGATGATGAGCTGCTTTTTGGGAACGAGCCGAAGTAAGGAGTATGTATGCTGACGCCTGAATATATCGCCGGTATTGCCGACAGCATGATCGACATATATGCCGAGGTCGAGGATGATATCATAGCGGATATTGCAAGGCGCATCGTCAAGACGGGCACGATCACGGACACCGCCGCATGGCAGATCGACAAGGCGCGACAGGCCGGGTATCTCCAAGGGGACGTGAAAAGGATCCTCGCCAGCGCCACGGGCAAATCTGACGAAGAGATTGCCCGCCTCCTGAGAGAGTCCGCAACAGAGGCCCTTGCCTTTGATGACCGGATTTACCGGCTGGCCGGACTATCGCCCGGGAAACTGGAAGATTCGCCCGTGCTCCGTGCTCTGCTCCAGCAGGGGTACGACAGC